TACCCCCATCCTATCGAACAAAGGCAAGGGTTTCTCTTTTTTCTTCTTTCGCTTATATATCATAAGATTGAATTAAAATTTGTGGAATAAGCAGGGTTCGAACCTGCACAAGTATCGTCTATTTTCGCCATTTCATTTTCTCAAGCCTTGGTTATCCGCTCTCATCGAACCTACTTTCAACTACTAATAGCCCGGTCTTGGTGACATCCTGCCATATGCGCATCTTTAGCATTCCGTTCACTGAGCTTTCATACCGTACACTCCATTATTCCATTATGCCTACGCCAATAAATAATGGCGTAGGACTTTATTATTATTGTTCAATAATCACGATATCGGGTGCAATAACCTTGATTGCCTCCAATTGATCATCAATGACACTATTCTTGTATTCTTCGATTGCTTCGTTAGCACCAGCAGAAACAAGAGATAGAGAAACGTCCCGCCCGTCTACATCAGCGTAGATCTCAACCTCTATTTCTTCATTTGCAAAGCCCTTGAATAAAGGGATGAATAGTTTGAAAGATTTCGGCAAATTGGAATCAACCACTTGAGAATAGTTATCTACCTTACTGCCATTTTCTTCTTTGCTTCGTTCTATGTCCTGATTAACCTTTGCTTTGAAATTTTTCAAGACGGATACAAGCTGCATATTTTGGGATTTGTCAGTAAAGAATGCCCGGTGCATCTTGATGAATAGCGAAAGCTTGTTTGGTTCCCAAGTCTTATCGATATTGATGCCGAACTCTTTCATCTCCTTTGAAAGCTCAAGTTTACCTGATATACTTGCTTGATAGTAATTGGTTTCATCAATTGTCAAGGTAATAATCATATTATCCCTGTTTACTTTGATATTAGCTGATTTCTGATTGATAAGCCCAATTCTCTTTTCCAACCATTTTAAGGGAGAGTCAATTATTCCGCTAATAGCCACACATATAGGTTCTTTCGGGTCTAAAGCGACCGGGGCTTTGCCCTCTCTCAATACAACTTCGATAGGTGTACCGTTATAATCCTTCGGTACCACTACATTTAATTTGTTTTCACTCATGATTCTGTTCCCGTTTTATGGTTAATATTAAAAATTGTCTTTTGCATTTCCTGTGGCATAATTGGGCGTGAATAAACAAGCTCGCCAAGTTTATTATAGTACCCTACCATTTTTTCTTCATGATAAAGGATTTTGGCGCATTCCTGATCTTCTACATATTCAGAACCTTTCTTGATATTTTCAAGAAGAGTCTGCTTTATTACATTCAGAGGTTTAAGCTGCTCCTTATACTCATCCATCACGTCTTTCTTTTCTATCTCAATGTCATTGATTGAAATAGACGTTTCAGCGAGAGATTCTTTTTTCTGTGCTAACTCATCGGGAGTGAATCGGTGAGTATAACCGATTTCCTCAATTGCATCGGCATTGTCCTGTAAAAATTGCCATCTGTCCTTTTCTTGGACTTCCTGACCTAAAAAATTGTCCATAAGTTAAATCTTTAAATAAATTCTTTATTGTATTCAATCACTTGCTTGACATGAAGCAAAAATTCCCTTTCATCTGCTGACGGTAGATAAATGCTTGCTACTGCAGAACTCCAATTTCTAAATCTCGTTATTGATAAAGCCATCTCTTCCGTGTCAAGGTCTTTAGAACTTCTGAGGTATGTTACTTCCTTACCCTGCTTGTTTACCCTTGTGCGCTCGTAGATGACTTTGTTGCACGTTCGTTTGTAGAAATCAACTTTTACCTCATCAATAGAACAGCCATATTCACATGCAAACCATCCGATGATAAGGTGCAGATATGCATTTTGCTTCAATGTCCTACTGAGCCGTTTCTTTGTCTGCTCAACGACATCTTGGTTTTTTATCGCCCGTTCTGTATCTTCTCTTAGCTTTTGAGCTTCATATTCGTTGACTGTGTTATAGATCATTCCAAACCAAAGATTTTTCTATCAGTTATAAGTTCTCTGTTATCTTCCAAAAACCGAATGAACTCTTCACAGTGTGTGGTAAGAATCGGTATATCTCTTTCGGGCACGAAAGTGTAGCTCTCTGTATAAGTTTCTTTGAAGTCTGTAATGTTGTACTCAAAAAGCCTCACATCACTTCCGTTCTGCATCAAAGCATAGGGATATACAAGATGCTGAAAATGGTTTTTGAACTTAAAAGCAGAATATCGGCCTGTAGTCTTGATATCGTGTACAGAGGTTGGCATTAATTCGTCAATCAAACCGTATACAAGCACATCACCAAAACAAGTTGGTAGAATGGCTTCTACCCTTTGTTGGGTTAGTGCCCCTTTGAAATAATCGGCAAACTCTCTGCATAGAGCGATAGAGAAAAAGAAAGTTCTGTTCTTTAATGTGGCATTTAAACCAAGCAGTTTACCTTTTACTTCTTTTGATTTGTACTGAGGCATAGAATCAACATCAGGGGCATTAACATCATCCTGACAAAAATCAACTTCACTGCTATAAACCCTTTCAACTATAACAGTATCACTCTTCCTGTTTTCAATCATGCAATCAATAACCTCATTAAAGGCTGTCCCTCTGTCTGCCGCTTCACTATCAAAAGGTTTCCGATTAATCCTGTCAATTAATTCCTTGAATTGCTGTTCGTGAAACTCTTCCGGATCATGTGGCGGATTCTCACTGAATCCCCAATATTTGTTCCATATTGCATCACTGTTCAGATAATCGTTGAAAGCATCCAAAAGTGTTGCATAGAATCTATAAGACGGTTTCATAACTCTATCTTTTCAAACTTAATGCCCCTACTGTTCATGAATTCTGAAAGAGCAATGATATCCTCACGTGTGCCGGAAACTTTGAAAGCTCTGACATATACATCAGTCTGAGAAATCACTGTTTCTTTTTTAGGTTCAGGCACTGTTTGAGTTTGTACAACCGGGGAAACAGCCTTTTCCGATTCAGCTTTAACTTTCTCTCTATTGGCTTTCAGGGTGTTAGCATATTGTATTGTTGAGTTGATATTAAGCGTGTCGAGATACAGGGACTTTAATAAGTCCACATCTTCACCAATAGCTTCGAGAGTTATGATATCATCCTTTATCTTGGCTATCCTTGAATCAATATCCAAATTGATATCCTTTTCTTTAGTAGTTTTATTCAGCCATTTTTCGTCGAAGATCTTACTGAAAGGCACAAGAGTAAAGCCTTTGTCGTCAAACAGTTTTTGAATGGTATTCTTCTTATCATCCTTGTATTTTTGCTCGCTCTGTTTAACCACAACGTCAATCTTTAAAGAACATTCAGCTATGAGCTTAACGGTATCACTTACTATCTCTTTAAATTCAGAGAAAGGCTTCATAAACTCTTTCTCAAATTCAAGCCTTTTAGCGTTTAAAGCCTTTGAAGCTTTATTCAACATAGCCTTGTCTTTTTTGGCAAGGTCTATGTTTGATTCATTGTAGTTTGAAATATCATAGTTTGGAAGCGAAGCTTCAACCAACGCCTTTATTTGTTTGGCGTTGGTAGTCAAGCTTCCTAATGTCTTTTCTGACACGACCAATTCAAGGTCTTTCTCTTGAATATTTAGCTCTTTCATAATAAGCTGGGTTGAAGTTCTTTTTGAATGTACTTGTTAGTTTCTTTATCCATAATCAGATTAAGAGAATTTACTTTTGCTGAGAATAAAGCTCTAGTCATATCCAGAGAGCTGCCTACATGATCGAAAGCCTTGACACGTGAAGCAAAATCATTAGCGGATGAAGCATCGGTGATTAACTCTATCTGCTCTCTTATCTCTGCCATGACTTTAACATATTGTTCTGTCTCAGCCTTTTTTGCTGCTAACATGCCTAAATACGGGTTAATCACATAATCCTGAATAGCGGTATTCTTACGAATAAGATTGCCATTTGCATCAATAATCGTAGGTATCTCCATTACTGAGGGCAAATTGCAAGTGTTTTTTCCATCGTTTCTAGTTGTTGGGTCAAACGTGATAGTTCTTTTAGTCCTACCGTTTTCTGTTCTTGCTTCTATATATCCGAGTAGATCAAGCTCTGTCACAATTGAATTATATGATTTTTCTCTCAGGGATGGGATAAATACCGTATCATCGCCCTCTTTTCTAGTATCCCTGTGAGCGACAAACACAACATGTTTATTTAGATCAGACAGGTTTCTCATGAAATTCGAGAACTCTTGATTTATGCCGTTCCAGTCTTTTATTATTGGCACTCTATTACCACACTTGTGAGTGATAATATAGTCCATCATCTTACCAATGGTATCCACGACAATTGTTTGATATCCTGATAAGTTTTCTTTGAGCACATCTAATACATCTTGCCATTTGGATATCTGCACAGTATCTACACCTACAAGATTTGCTCCGTTGATACGCTTAACTCCATTATCGAAGTCGAATAACAAAGGCTTTGGGGTACTCAACGCATAAGTACTTTTACCCATGCCAGGTTGGCCATATACCATCATCTTTATATTTGATGGTAATACTAACTCGTTTGAATTTCTTATTAGTGACATGATTATTTTATTAAAGGGTTATTTGTTAATGTATTCATCCATTTTCAAGGCGTTTAAGGCCGCCTGAATTTCTAACTTCGAGTAGCACACAGGTGAGTTTATAGCCTTTCCCATACGCTTTTTATGTACTAATCCATCGGATACCAGTTTTTCTAAAAGACACGGTTTTTGACCAATGGATTTAAACCACCGATAAACTTCTCTTTGTTTTATACGATCCGCTTTCGGCTCTACCATTTTCTGATTTGCTGCTGCGCCCAACTCTGCCATATCCATGCAGATATTTTTGAGCTCATAAATTTCTAGTACAATCATTTTAGCCTTATAATTGAGATGTACCCCGGATGTTCCTTTTTGGAAACTCTGTATCTTAAGTCCATCATATTCTTAAGCTCTTTCTTAAGTCTTGCGTCTCTGTTCCGCCTTGCGGCCTCGCTTTTTATCCCTGAATACCTACTGTCATCGTATGGCACTTTCAAAAGATCCCCTACCCTCATTTGATTGAATATCCCTACCGTGGTGTATTCATCTGTAATTTCAATTACTTTCTCCATATATCTGTTTTTTTAATTGTCGTCGAATAAAAAAGGGTGCACTACTTTCACAAGCAACACACCCGAACACATAAAAACACTAGTTAAACCTTGCTACACATTGAAACAGGCAGTACATCAACTGCATTACTGTTCCTGTATTTCACAGTCACCTCTTTTGTTGAAGAGTTGTAAGATACCACCGTGCCCACCTTATCAGATGTCCACGTCTTTACTTTATCACCTTTATTCATAACTATAAGTATTAAAAACCAGTCCCGTGAAGTTTCGCTTCGTCATGCCTGACTAAGCACCATTTTACACGGATGAAGGCTACTGCGTGACTGGCTTTGTTAACAAAATCTGCTTAATCCCTGTACTCTGCACAGAGCGTCATAGTCCATTCCGTCATCATAATCTTCATCTTCGTATTGTTCTTTGAGAATAGATTCAATATCCGCATTGATAAGAGCTAATATCTCAGACTTAGAATCGGCATTATAGGCTCTCTTAACCTCTGCTTCTGTCATAGAAGACACTCTCTCAAGCTCTTTGTATAAATCATCTAAATGTGTCATCTTTATCCTCTATTTCAAGTTCGTTCAACATGCGTTTGCTATTCTTTGATATGTATAGCGAAGCGATTAAAAATACGATTGTTGGGAAAACCATTATTGCCCAATTAGAAGAGGTTATAAGCATTATTACAAAGCTTACAACCCAGATCATTACAATATGCTTTGCTTTCATAATTGTATGTATTAAATATAATTGTGCCCGTGAGTTAATTCGATTCAACTGCTCATGCTCTTTCACGGGCTATTTCATAAAATGGATATTAAATCCACCGAATTGCTTAAATTCTCATTGTATTACTCGCTAAACCACTACCTTTTCAGGGGTAAACTGTTGATTACTCATTACAGGGGTACAGCACCATTAGCTGTTACGAGGTATAATTACGTCAAAGGGCTTAGTTTTAAGTGAGCGGGTAAAATATTCACTACGTTTGCCCGCTCTATTGCTTTAGGCTATTGTGAGGATGTTTTCAATCTTGAAGCACCTGAAAGCCTGTTTCTCAATATCGAAGTAGGCTATTGTCTTATCATTGCCTTTGCCATTGCCATTTATCAGCATATCTGTGATGCTTTTCAAGAGAGTGCCTTGCGCAGTCCTTATAGAACCGTCTGTTTTTTGATATTGAAAGCTTGCAACGCCTTTACGCATCTTCGTTACCAGTTTCACGATTAACCAAGCTTTCTTAAGAGCAATTGACCAGCTCATTTGCGCAAGACTGAAAATCCTATGAGCCAAACTCATGACATCGTGTCTAAAATTCTTTTTCATCTTTTTGTTTTTATGTGTTAAACTTGTTTTTATGATTAGCAACTATTATCTTTGTTGCGCATCATCATATCGTTATCGTGATGCAAATATACAGAGATAATTCTGTGAATCAAATATAATACAGAATTATTTCTGCATTATAGCATTATTTAACCATTAGACCTGATTCAAAAGAATTATACCTTATTATATAATATATAGCGGCTGTGGATTTAAAAGACTTTGTTAAAGAAACCTTAGTACAGATTACCGAGGGAGTAAAAGAAGCACAAAATGAGTGCAAAGATTTAGGGGGATTGGTCAATCCTATGCTAGAAACGCCTATATCTAATGAAGAAAAATTTGAGATAAGAAGTAAATACTATCCAGCCACTAGTGTTAATTTCAAAGTAGGCTTAACGGAATCAGATTCTACTGGAGCCAAGAAAGGGATAGGCGTATTTTTAGGGAAGATATCAGCCGGAGCAGAAAGTAAAAAAGACACAGAGATTCAATCAGTTACGAGTGTAGAATTCTCTGTAACAATTGCATTTCCATATATATCAAGGGATGGAAAACATATAACCGTAGCTGATGCTTTTATTAGAGGTTAGATTCTCCCTTTAAATACTCATTAAGGCGTTTTATACTAAAATCATGTTTAATAGAATTATAAGCATCTATTGCACAATTCAACGGATTTGAGTAATGCTCTTTCACATACATCTGATGTAACTTTAAAAAGAATCTTCGATTCTTCCAAAGTACATACTTGTAATATAGATATTTAAACATAACAATAATAATAAAGCGACCAACTCCAAAGTTGCGGTTTGAAGTAAAGTCAGTTAATAATAATTTAGTCGGTGTCATCCGCAACTTGATACGGCACAAATATACAGAATTATTTCTGTATAATGAATAACATTTTAAAATTATGAATACTAATCTAAAAGATCGCTTTAAGGAGTTACTTTTAAAGCTCGAAATTGGACAAGGAAAATTCGAAGAACTGTGCGGTATGGGAAATGGTACTATAAACAATATAAAAATAGGTATCAGTTCACCAAATTTGGAAAAAATATCTAATACTTTTCCCGAAATCAATCTCATCTGGCTTATTACTGGAAAAGGTGAAATGTTCATCGAAAACCAAACAGTAATAACCGATTCTCCAACCTCCAATAAAGATATTAAGATTCTCGATATACGTGTCTGTGCAGGACATGGCATCGGATTTGACGGAGACGAAAATAAAGTTATAGGTTATGTTAATATACCAGAGTTTACAGGGTGTTATGGAATAACAGTGTATGGCGATTCCATGTATGACATGTATATGTCTGGAGATACAATTTTCGTACGTGAAATAAAAGACAAAACGTTAATTGATAACGGTCAACCGTATGTGGTAATCACACAAGAAGACAGATTGCTAAAAATGGTATACATCGAATCGGGAGGGTTGAAATTAGTATCTTTCAATCCAATATGCAACCCTGATGGAAGAAGAAAATATCCAGATATGGAAATCGAAGGAAGTCGGATACTTCACTTATACAAAGTCGTAGGGAAGTTAGCAAGAACACAAATGTAATATAATGCGCTATGACTATTACAACAACTAATAATATAGAAAACTACTCTATAAAATCCTATTTAGGTGTAGTCAATGCAAATGTAGTAATTGGTGCTAATCTATTTTCAGATTTTGCAGCATCTCTTACCGACATTTTTGGTAGCCGCTCTATTACTTACCAGAATAAGCTTAACCTTATTTATAAGAAAGTTATAAACGAATTAGAAGAAAAAGCCAATAATCTAAATGCTAATGCCGTATTAGGATTGCACCTAGATTTTGATGAAGTTTCTGGTGGAGGGAAATCCATGTTTATGGTTTCAGCATCAGGTACTGCTGTTTTATTAGAAAAGACACTTGAAGATAGATATAGCATGTACCGATTACTTAACGACATTTACGATTATTGGAAAAAAGGGCTTTTTTCAGAAGAGGAATATGATTGTGAAAAGAAAAGAATTATTGCAAATTATAGCAGTTCAATCACAGATGAAAGTAAGATTATAAAAGAAGAAAAAGAAAAAGAAAGAATAAAACAAATAAAATTTAACGATAAAATAGAAAGTGCTAAAAAAAGCCTAGAGATAAGATTGCCTTGCTCTGAAGATTCCATTAGAGCAACAACTACTTTTCAAATAGAAGTAGCTGATTATAGCAAAATATCTTATACAGAGAGTGATTCTATAGAATCAATTATTTCTCAATTCATCAGCCTAAACAAGATCCCAGAAGCCTGTAAATACTATAAAGACAAGACTGGTGTAGATTATAATGACGCTGTAGAATATGTTCTAGACACGTATAATAAAAGACAACTTATCAATAAAGAGACATTTGATAGACTAATAAGTAAATTAAAGGTTCTGAAAAGAAAAGGGTTTATAGAACAGGCAATAAAAGAATATCAAAGTTTCACTTTAACAGATGCTGACATTGCAAAATCTTATATTGACAGCCTGTAGTATTGCAATAAATCACAACACAATATACATAGTCTGTTTGCGCTCGAGTGGCGTAATATAATTTCGGCACAAATGAAAAAGATTCTATTCATATTACTTCAACTTGCTTTTGTCCTAAGCTTAAATGCCCAAAACAATATCAGGTACGCAACGTCCAATCTGAACATGCGTTCCCAAGCAAATACTTCATCAAAAGTAATCTTGGTTATTCCTCAAGGTACTTCTGTCACCATTGATGAGGATTGCGACTGCAAATGGATTCCGATTCAGTACAACGGACAAATCGGGTATGTAGTTATATCCAGAGTATCACGTGGTTCAAAAGTCTAATATGAGCTTAATGTTCCATTGACTTTGAGAAATACAACACTATAGAAATGATTAGATTATAGAAAATGAAAACAAATAACTTATAAATAATAATATGCTAATTTTTATATCAATTATTTTACTCTGTATATTAGGAATGCTTCTTTTCATTTCTTACAAAATATTTGCTACTAAAAACATTTGCAAGCTAACACATGAAATAAAAAGTATCGCAAACAAAATAAGAGAAGGCTCTCACAAGAAGCTTTACTTATTAACAATAGGTTCATTATTGATTTCAATTGCTACACTTTGCATCTTTTGGGTAAGAATTGAACCTTTTGAATTCTCAAACGATTCTTTTATCGGAACAATAGCTACGTTTATAGGGATCTGTGCAACATTAATTGTTGGGTGGCAGATTTTCAGTTCAATTGAAGTTAGCAGAAAAATGGAGGAGAATGAAAAGCTGAATAACGATTTAAATACTCAGCTATCTGAGACTAAGTTAATAACGAAAGAACAAGACGAAAGGATTAAATATATTTATAACAAACAAAAGCTACTTGATTTAGTTCTCAAAAAACAAACAAAAGAATTAGAAACAGAAAAAATTGAAAGAGAAAAACAAAATAAGATTTTTAATGCTCAATTATTTCAAGCTAAAGGATATGCTTTTTCACAAATACAGCCACAAACAGCATATTACTGTTTTATCAGGGCTTTAAGTATATTTAGTGAGCTAAAGATGAGCGTTTGCTTCGAGGTTTTAAATGATTTACAAGTTTGTACAAATAGTATTAAACAAATATTAGATGAAATACAAACATTAAATATTGAAAACGACAAAAGAAATCTTATAAATAAAATTTATTATCAAGATTTAGAAGAGACAAATTTGACCATACAAAATATAATAAAAGAAATTAAAGATAAAGATATACAAAAATCAGTTTATGATCTAGATTATAAGCGCATTAAAATTGTTGAAGAAGCGAAAATACTTAATAAAAAAATTAAATATAACGAACAAAATGGTACTGAATAACATTGCAGTCTCTCTTAGTAGAGAAGTGAATAACAAAGCACAATAACATAAATAATTTCGTAATTTCTATCTATATTAACATGAAAATTATTTATTATTTTTATCCTAACAAGTATAAGCATAATAGCTCAGACTGTTTATGTAACAAGCACAGGTTCAAAGTATCATTCAGAAGGATGCAGATATTTACTGCTATGAAGGATCTATTTTAGGGGGGTGGTAAAGAAAATGAAGAAGCGAATATTATATTTTATAGCAACCTTACTTTCGGCAACAGCGATATACAGCCAGCAACTTGACTTTGGTAAATATCGGCTTTGTTATGATATGTATTGGAGATGTCATTTCCAAAACCTTATAGAATTAAGGCCAGATAGTACATATACATTTGAATATGTTGATGACACACAGAGAATGTCAACAAAGGGAAAGTGGAAAATCGAGCCTAATTATTTGGTTTTAACACCTGATCTTATCCCTGATACGATTAAAGTTACAAACGTTTTTGAGTATATAAATAAAAAGAGTTCAGATAATTTAATTAGTATAGAGGAATATTTTAAAGGTATTTCAGGACTTCAAGTAGCTATTTTTCAAGGTGGAACTAAAAGTAGTTTTGTAACTGACTCAATTGGTGAATTTCAATACAAGGGACAAATAGCCGATAGCATCTTCTTTCCAATAAAAGGCCGTGCAATAAAGGTTATTCCAAAGAAAGAAAAAATATCTACACTAATAAGCATAAAGATAGACTCAAACTTCAAGGACTTAGTTTATCAACAGCTTGGGACAAATAAAATATTAATTTATAATGGAAGAATGCTAGTGAGATATAAAGATGAAGAAAACGGAATATTAAAAACAGAATATTTTGAAAAAATGAAACAATAAACCGCTAGTGGAAAGTCCATAAACACCTAATTATCATTTAATTAATAGAGTTTAAACAGATGAAGAGAGTTGCGTTTTTATTTCTCCAATTAGTATTTGCACTAGCTATAAATGCTCAAAGTAGTGTAAAATACACAGCTGCACGAATTCAAGAGGGAACAGAGTACAATCCCCCACTCGATATGAATCTGCACCAGCAGGGGCAACAGCCTTATGCAGAGACGGGACATACAGCTTTAGCCAAAGTCGAAGAGGTACATGTTCACATCATGGCGGAGTTGCTAAATGGTTATAATAATTAAATTTAATAAATAGGCTATGAAAAAAACATTTATCATCTTATTCTTATCACTTTGTGGATTCATGAGTGCACAAAACAGTATCGGTATAACAGCGATAGAAGCTAACGGGGAAAGCATTGTATTGCTTCCTAATCCAATTTTCAACGATAACGAAATAATAATCCCTCTTATTGAAGGAAAACCAGTTGTTCCTGTCAAAGGGGAGTCATCAAATATCCAACTCAGCAATAACAAGCCGGATTTTATATTTCGACTAATTACAAAGCAAGATAGTATAGAATCAAAAGCTGAAGCGAAAGTGATTAAAAATATCCCCTTTGCTCATGCAAAAAAGGCATCGGATTTTGAACTCGTAAAATTGTATAAACAGGAAGGATATAGAGGCGTACGGATAGATCGTTATCAAGCGGGGAAAGGAATTATCTTAACCGATGAAGATCTTATACCATTTAAAGAGTCTGCTATTAATGATTTCACATTCAAGGTAACTTTGGAAAAACCTTTAGAACAGGGAGAATACGCTTTTAAGTTTAAGGGAGAAATACCTAAATGTGATACATATTTTTATGCATTCACGATTAAATAAGACATTACATCAATCAGGACAAGATAAAACGAGCATTGCTCCTTTGAGTTTGCAAGTATATAATGTTGTTGTATATTGATAGAAAGACGATATCAGTTTGTTTTTACAGCAGTAAATCTCGAGGAGTAAACTTTAAAATAGAATCAACAGGAAGTTTACTTCCTCCTTGCTTCACTTTAGAAATAAAATCATCACATTCTTCACACGTCATTATTTGGGTTTTATATGCCCGCCAAAGGAAATCCATAGTAGTCACATAAACGATATCGTTTTTATCACAATACTCTGTAATCTCCGTAATATTACTACTAGCTATTACATCATTGTGAAATTTGCAATATGCCATAGAAGCACTTTCTCCAAGACCGTACCTTGTATGCAAAGCTGCATACTCTTTCATCAACAAATAGTCAGGTTGCCACTTTTCAACTTTGATATAGTCAAAAAGAGATAGATATTTATCTAAATAATCACGTGTGGCTTTTTGTTTACGCAATTCATCATTGAGCACAATATCCAAAATGATATACTGATAAGTAGGGAATATTTTATGCAGTATAGGCAAATATCCTCCCTTTATGAAATGAATGATTACATCAGAATCAATGACTATTTTAGTTTTATTCTTGCTCATTGATTTCTGCCGTTAAATCTACTCCTATTGCTTCCATCAACTCTAAATAGTGACTTTCTGATATCTTCCCTTTATCAAACAGACCACGAGCTCTTACTCCATAATCGCCAATTACGACACCTTCATTGCCCTTTTCATATAAGGATAAATCGTAGCCATATTCTGAAGCAGTTCTCTTTATGGGAATTTTTGAATAGTGATCATATTCGGATGCGGAAATCAAGCCAAGACCTCTTAAACGTGTTAGTAACGCTAAATGCGACACAGAAAAATAATGCTCCAATTTGAGCAAAGTGGCTACAGAGATTTTCTTTTCTCTCAGTTCATTTGCGGGCATCATTTTTTTAATACCCATTTCAGGCATCAGAAAACAAGAAGAGAATGCATCGGCAAGCTTTTCTATGGGACTCTCTGAGGCTTGCCCGGGATTGCAACAATGAGGGGTAAAATCCTCTTGAATGAATAAGTGATAAAACTCATGAGCCATTGTAAAATGTTGCCGCCCACGTGAATGATTTGAATTTATTAAAATAAATTTCTTATCGCCTCTTTTCAAGCACATCCCCGAAAAGCTATCCGATAAAGGTCTATACAGGGTCTGAACATTCAGCTTCAGAAGAAGGCTCTTATAATTTACAGGTTCCGTATCATTTAGAGAATTCATTTCTCTAAAGTTATAAGCATCTAGCACTATTGATTCTGGATAGATCTTTGCCATATTAGTACGAGTACATTTTAAGGTAGTTTCTAACAACCTGTTTAAAATGGGATATTTCTTTTATATCTTCATCGCAAGGATTTTCTAAACGGAACGCACAAACCAATTCATCTTTCAAAATGGAACAATCCTCTTCAAAGAGGACTGATAAATCAATACCATATAATTCACAAATCTTAGTCATGAGTTCATAGGGCATCTCACGACTACCTGATTCATAATTCGCATAAGCGCCTCGGTCGATTCCTAAAAATGCAGCGACTTTACTTTGAGTGTAATTCCAAGCTTCTCTAAAGCTTTTAAGATTATCACTGACAATCGTTTTCATAATTTAATGTTTTCAGGATTATATGAGTATAACAAAAAAGATTCTTTCTTTGTTGTTGCAAAGTAACTGATTTTATTTCATTCTAATCAATTCTGCAACACATTTAACATTAATATTTGGATTAAAAGAAAGGCTTCCTATTGTTTCATTAATCTCCGACATTCTCTCCAAAAACCAAATCAAGAACTTTACGATTTGCCTCATTTATGACCGTAAAGTCCTTCTTTATGTAGATATCGGTGACTTTCATAGATTCGTCCACATGATTAAGTGCAGCATGGACGGTATACTTGTCTATCTTCACATCGTTAATGGCTATGGTAGCCCAAGAATGGCGTGCAGCGTAAAATTCCAAGTCTTCTATCTTTAACTCCTTCCCTATCTCTTTCAATCCTTTATTGATGGCCTGATTAAAGGTGTTGGTATCCCTATACATTTGGTAGAAATTGAAAACTCTCTTCCCTGTCCTATCCCTGTATTTTTCCACCAGAGCAGAAATAGTGGGTGTTATGTCTACGTGTATCTCCGCTTCATCAGCTCTCCTGCTTTTTGTCTTTTCTCTGTTATAGATGATAGTTCCATTGGAAAGGTTAGAGCACGTATACAAGTCTGCTGAATTCATCCCTATAAGCCCGAAAGAGAGTAAGAACATATCTTTAGCCAAGTTATACCGACAATTCTGCTCGGATCTTGTTCGTGCATTCTTCCTCATCTTATAAGGCAGCTCATATATCTTCTTTATGGCCTCGGCTTCAATGGCACGTTTTCTGGTTGCCTCGTCTCGTGGAATTTTATATTTGGAGAAAGGAGACCAAGGGATTAATATCTTCCCTCCATCTTCGTCATTGTAAACCCTCTTGGCTTCGTTATAGAGATGTCTGATACATCCCATATACAAAGTTAAGGCTCTGTTTGAAGTAATCCTCTCATCGTTCTTTATAGCCTCAATATTTCTCTTGGATTTCTCAAGGTTGATGAAGTTGGCATAATTCGACAGGAATTTCGCTGTTATTTCGGAAATGTTCAGTCTATCTCTTTTGGCGAACTTCGTTAATGAGTTTATGGCCGATTTATAATTTCTTGCTGTTCCGGTCGATTTGATACTTTCTATGTAGGTATTGGAAAAGGATATGAAGTCTATCTCTCTCTGTTTCTCATCAGATATTCCCGTAACGTAGTCTACGATATCTTCAACGGTCATCGAATCCGCACGGGTTCCTAATTTATTGCACGCATCCCGGTAAGAAGAGATTATCGCCTCGGCTTCCTCTATTATATCCTGACTTTTAAGCTTAAACGTTCTGGTCAAATCATCCTTAGTCGCATATATGGAAGTAGAGAGATATTTCTTTTCTCTATTGTGAGTAATGCGTATTTTTACGTTCCATGTACCATTTGCTTTTTTTTGATGCTTATAAATCTCAGCTTTGAAGGTTGCCATAACTATCTTTTTTTGTAGAACTATAGTAGAACATTTGCATGCAAAAGTAGAATTTTCCATCAAAATTAGCAAAAAGAAAAGCCATAAATCACTTCTGACCTATGGCTTCGTACCCTTCTGCAAGTCCCTGTATATGGGCTTTTTGCTTCTATAAAAGACTTTCAGAACTGGAGCGGCAAATGAGGCTCGAACTCACGACCCTCAGCTTGGGAAGCTGATGCTCTACCAACTGAGCTACTGCCGCACATGCTTTCTTA